CAGTGTTGTTACAGTTCACACAGTCAAGGTTGGGAATCAATTCAAGCCCAACCTGAGGAAGTTCGGAAGACATTAGTATCATTAGATGCTAGCGCCTGGACCGATAACTTACCGGCTAGTCTTCAGCACATTGTGATGAAGGCCCTGTTTGGACAAAGGATGGCTGACGCATGGTATACGCTGGCTGTCAAGTGTCCTTGGTTTGTACGTCCTAATACTCGCCCGATTTATTACGGGAAAGGACAAGGAATGGGCACAAAAGGTAGTTTTGCAATTGCACAACTAACTGACCTGCTCTTTATAGAATTCAGCCTTGCTGAACTATATCCAGAGTCTTCCAACACCTACTTTATGAAAGTAGGGGATGACCTAATTCTCAGTGATCCTAAGCGTTTATTCGCTAAAAGATATGAAGAAATAGGGGTCCCAATCAACATTACCAAAAGTAAATTCAAAACTTCTTTTGGTACTTTTACAGAATTTGTCTCTAGAAATGCATGGAACGGTCGAGACTATTCCATTATTTCTCCAGGTCTGGTTTCTAAGTTTCTTAGAAACGACCATTATGGTCCTACTCTCTACCATCATATGGCAGAAAGAGACCCCGTTGCCCCTAACCTTATCGAACTTTTCGATATGAAAAGGGAAATCGTATATGGAACCCATATGGTCCCAGCGATTTGGGAAGACCGGATGCGTAAAGTGTTGATATCAACATCTTTACTAGACCTATCTGAAAACACCAACACTGTTGGTGATAGCAGGGAGGTGTTAGATTCAATACCCACAGAAGCAAAGCTGATGTGGATTGAAAATCTAATCCTATCTACACTCGGTTCCCTTGTACACGAATCAACAAAGTTGATGAATGACAGGGAATCTAAGATCGCCGGCGCCAAAGCAAATTTGCTTTTGCAGCGTTTTGATCTTTACTCGGATGGCAAGTCTTTCTTTGATTTCGTGGAATCTGATTCCATGAATCTGAAAGATGCCGCTACCGCACAAGAGCTCGTAGCCCTTGCTGGAATTTCGCGAGATAAGTATGAGAAAGGGATCAACACAGTTGTTCCCGATCGACTTATCTTCCGAGAGGAAGAAAGTGATATACTCTCAATCGAATCTGAATCTATCAAGTTTATACTTGAAACTCAGAATAAGTTGGGAGAGAGGGTTAATGGTCATAAGACCATTAAGCGTCTCTCGTTACTTGATAAGGCTAATACCAAAACAGTATTATACTTATATCGATACCTGAACTACGTTGTATCCCAAGACACACAGTGCCTTGACATATCAACTGGTCAATACCGTATCCCTTTTAAAAGAGAC